CCACTGCATATCAGTAGTTAGTTTTCCCTGTTCAAGATAAGACTTGTTCCACTGTGACTCCAAGTCTATTTTCTTGGCCAGAAGTGATTGGGACAATGATGTCACGCTCAACCTCCTCATAGGTTATATAAGAGAAATTACTAATCTGTTTAGGACTAATCAATTCCTCTAATTGTTCTTTACTCATTTTTCCCAGAAAGTCAAGTACTTTCTGATGTAAAGATTCTGTAGTGTTTATAGGTTCAGATTCCAATGTAAATTGGATTTTAATTCCGTTTGTAAATACTTTTATTAGGTAGGTCATCTTCTCACAGATGTCTTTATAGTTATTTACAGGGCGAGTCAAGCCCGCCCTGTAAAATAAAGTGTTTAAGCTCCTTGAGAACCGTAAATACCTCTAGGGTCAGACCAACCGAAGCTGTATCTTTCTCTAGCTTTGTATCTTACGTTTCCAGTTTCGAAATCTCCCTCCATAGAAGTTCTAATCGGAGATCTTTCAAAATACTTCATACCATTAGGTACATCTGTCTTGATATAGAACGCATCAGGATCAGTTAAGAAATTGTTAACCACGTAACCTTGTGGAATCATTCCTTTATTCTTGATTGCGTTGATATCGTTATCAGCTGTTCCAACTCTGCCTGCAGATTCCATTAATCTAGCAGCTGTAAATTGGTTAGCAGAAGGGATGATTAATTTCATTCCTTGAGCAGCAATTTTTAAACCTCTTTCATCAGTCAAAGCAGCGATGTCAATCAATGCTTGTTCTAATGAAGTTTCGTTTAAGTCAGCTTGCGTAGCTAATGTATTGCTGAATGAACCAGCAATAGTAGCATGCGTTGTTGAGAACAAAGTAGATCCATCACCACCAACATAAGCAGCTGTGAAACCGTTGTTTAGAACGTTTGCAGCAGTTACTTGTTTAGTGTTTGCCATAGATCTTGCTAAAGCTTTTGTATATCTAGACGCTAGTCTATCATACAAATTGTCCTCGATCGCTTCTTCAGTGATCGCGAATGCAAGAGCTATTGTAGCGTGAGTGTATCTAGCTGTGAAAGTTTCTTGCGCTTGGTCATACGACACGCCAGTACCTTCAGCTTTTACCGCAGCATTACCAAAACCTGATAACATAACTTCTTCTTCGAATGCTCGATCAGAAGTTTCTTTATCAAATATTTCTTCATGCTGGTTCTCATATCTTTTATATTCAAGTCCAAACAGAGCGTTTAAACCTGGTTCTAGTTCTTTAACTAGTTGTGATCGTGATATAGCCATAGTTTATATTCTCCTTATAGAATTGATGAAGATTGTTTTATTTTAACAACAAAATCTTCATTTGTTACGTTTTCTTCGTTACCAATGAACGGAGATACTGACATGATTTTTAACTGTGCAGTAGTTGAAGAACCAAGGTTCAGATACACTCCAGAAATACCATTTACTGTACTTCCAGCAGCGTGTACGATTCCGTAACCTGTAGTTCCTGTTCCTAGCGCAGTATTACCAGCAGCTGTCCCAGTTGATTTAACCAAGTAAACTTGATTTGGGTCATCATATACATACGCAGCGATAATACCTTGTGTGATATTAGTCTGTGTATAGAAATTTGACCATTTTGGTTTTTTAGTTGACGGGTCTTGTTCAATTAAACATCCATTGAATACTCCTAAAATTGTAGAAGTAGCAGATGATGTAACTGGAACAATATATCCTGTAGTAAGAGCAACTAGATCGCCTTGATATATAGAAGTTGAAGCATTATCTTCAATTCTAAAAGCGTCATTGCCGCCGTTTGCAGGATTCCCACTAACTTTGCCTAGCGGTCTAAGACCGAAAGCTGTTGTTGAGTTTGCCATATTTTTATCCTTGTTTAAGTTTTTATTTACCTTGTTGGATAGGAATTACTAAATAATTAGTCCTTCTTTGTACCACCAAAAGTTACACGAGTTTGCCTATCACTGCTGATTGGCATACTTGGATGCTGTTCCTTAAGAGGATCGTTTGCAATAGCGTCTTCTCGTTCTTGAGTTCTCTTTGCGTAGTACTCTTCACGAGATTTTGCGATCTCCTCTGGTATCCTAGCCAGCACTAGGCCGCCAACTCCGATAACCCCTGCGTATTTGCCGTCTTTAATTGAAGGATAATTATGATCTGGATACTCGTCTGATCTTACTAACTCGTAACCTGATCTTAATCTGCCAGCTATATTCTTTGTATCATCAAAGCCTAAGCTTTCAGCTCTTATCCATCTATGTCTAAATCCGTCCGGCGCAGTTGGTGCGTCTAGAGATGATGGTGGAGTCCAAACTTGTGGTCTATTTGTTTTAGACCTAGTTTCGACCGCGCGTGAAGTCTTAATTGTTTTATTTTTTTCCATATGCTTATACCTCCTTCGCGATTAATTGTTTCGCATATTCTTCGAGTGGCACACCTAATCTTTTAGCAATTGCTACTTGTGATGGTGTGAGTTTCACTGTCTTTTTGCGTCCTGTTTGGCTTGGACGTTTCGCCGATGCCACAGTTTGAGCAGGTTTTGCTCTTTCTGTAGAATTATCTTCTACCTTAGCAAATTTATGCGGGAATTCAAGTCTTATTCTCTTGTCTATTTCCGAATAATAATCATCGCTTTTAGGGTCGAATCCTTCTTCATTTACAAGCCTCTTATGTAAGTCAAAAGCCGTGTAAGTCATAGCGGAATCACTTCCAAACCATGAATTTTTTGATGCCCAATCTTCAGCTTTAGGATCAACACTAGGTGTTTCAGCTTGTTGAGGAGTTATATTAATATCTCTCTTAACATCTGATTTAACAGCATTCTGTTCTCTTGCTTTTAAAGCGCCTAATCTTGCAGCATCTATATTTAGACTTGCAAGTTGTTCTTGAGCTACGATTTGTGCATCCACGTTACCTGATTCAATAGCATTTTTTAATGCTGTTCTTACAGCTTCTAAATTTGTTTTAACTCTTCTTTCAAATTCAGAAACATAAGTTTTATCAAGCCTTGAATACTTATTATCAGCTTCTTGTTTAACTGTTTGAGCAAAACGGATAGCTTCTTCTCTTTGTCTTTCCGCTTCTCTTTTTTCAAAAGTTAGTTTTGCTATACGTTTTTTAACGCTTTCGCTATATTTTTCTAACTCTCCTTCTTGTTCTTTTTTTGCTTCTGTTTTTTGTTCAACAGGTTTTTCTTCTTTTTTAGATTCAACAACAGGCTTCTCTTCCTCTTGTTGTACTTCTATTTTCTCTTCTGCAACGGCTTTCGTCTGCTCGTTGTTTTCGTCAAGATTGATTTCAGCTCCCTCATTTTCGCCAACATCAATCATTGGTTCTTGTTTTTTGTCTTCTGGCATAGTGCCTCCTATGTTTAAATGTGATGAAGAACATCTTCAGGATTTTTAATAGTCCCAAGTACTTCGTCATCGTTAAGTAGTCGCACTTCTCCACCTTCTATTGGTAATCTTGAACCCGCATAGCGAGCAAAAATAACCCAATCTCCTTTTTTACACCATGGTCCTGTAGGGTATCTTTCTTTATCGTGATACGCTAATGGTCCAATTTTTAATACATAACCACAGTTAGTAGCTATTCTTAATTTATCTAATGATTCTTGTGCAATAATAATTCCACCTTTAGTTTTATCTTTAGGTGTAAATGGTAATACTAATAATCTCCAACCAGAAGGTTCTGGTAAACTATCAACTAAAGATTCAGAAATATTTTCTGCTCTTACAGTTTTATCTTCTATTTTTTTATTTTCTTCTTGATATTTTTCTTCAAGACCTAGAACAGTCTTTGGTATTTCTTTTGACTGTGCATCAGTCGAGTTTAATAATGTTTCCGCCATTGTCCTTTTGCTCCTTTTTGCTTAGCAGGTTAGAGAGTTCCTGTAATATATATTCGTATACACGAATTTGTCCTATCATATACTGGTATTTTTCCATATTGTCAATATTACCTGAAGTAATACTTAAAGTAATATTTTCTAGTTGATTTTTAGCCAGTCTTTGTAATCTTGTGATTACTTCTATTCCGTCCATAATTTAACAATTCCACTTTCTTAATGACTTATTAATTCTTGAATTTGGATCTCTTGCAGTTTTTGCAGAAGTTAATCTTTTCTTCATCCCACTCATTCTGGCACAGAATGATTTTCTTCTATTAGCAGCTTTAGAACCTTTTTTTAATTTACTAGGTTTAGTAGTTACTGCCATTGATAATTTAGAACCTGGATTTGCACGTCTATAAGATGCAATACCTTTTTTATTTAATCCACCAGATTCAGATTTACCTTCTTTTCTTTGCCACGCAGGAGTTCCTCCTTTAGCATATTTCTCAACTGTTTTTTTTAAAGGTGGTAATTTTCCAGAAGCTCTTAATTCTTTATCTGGATCTGTTTTTTTTAATTTATTTAAAATACTATCTTCTTTACCAGATACCATCATTGCTCTTCCTTTACCTCTTAAAGATATATCACCCATATTAATAATATTTAGTAGTCTTTCTTCTATTTTCCATTACTTTTCCACAACCTCTAGCAATACCACCTTTAGCTTTTTTCTCTCTATCCTTTGTTAATTTTTCAATTAATAATGGATCATTAATTTCTTTTAAAAAATCTTCTAAATCTTTTTTTTGTTGTTCTTCTAATCTTCTACCAGCAGGTCCCCTTAATCTTATTCCATCTCCACCAAAGTCAGCCATTATTTCCAGCCTCTTTTTGCAAGTTTAGGTAAACCTCTTTTAACTATACCACCTTTTCTATATTGTTCCATAGTAGAATCTTCTGGATGTATGGAATTAATATATTCATCTTCTCTTTCTTTTTCAATTATTTGTTTATATTTTTTATCTAATTCTTTTTCTGATTTTCTAAATTTATCTTGTTTGTCTCTTGCTATTTTATAATATTTTTCATTTGATTGTTCAGAAGTCATCCCACCATCAGCCATTTTCTTTTTAACCATTTTACCAGATTTAGTTTCCATAAAACCTTTTTTCTCTAATCTAGTTTCTTTAGATTCCGCAGCTTTAGATTCTTTTCCTTCATGTGCCATAGATTCATCCATAGCCATTCCTCCTTTAGCTTTTTTCTTAGGGAATCCTTTTTTCATATTTGAATAGGCTTCTTTAGAAATAGTAGTCTCTGATTTAGGACGACTTATTCCTAATCTTTTTCTTCTATTAATATTTGCCCACAAACCTTGTTTAGCCATTATTTTTTGCCTTTAGCCATTCCGCCTTTTTTAAGCGCTTGACCTTTTCCTCTAATAGCAATACCGCCACCACGAAGAGCTTGGCCTTTTCCTCTTACAGCAATCCCACCGCCTCTTAACATTTGTGCTCTTGGTCTTATTTTGTAATCGTTTCTCATTTTAGTTCTCCTTATCCGTTTTCTTGTTCTTTGTTTGATATCGGTTTATTTGCCATAGTGCGTGCCACCGATTCTGCACTTCTTCCAACTACATAACCACCAAGACCTATTTGTAATAATGTCCAAACATCTCCTGGAAGAGTGATTGTTATAGAAGCTTTAAAAAAAAATAAGATAACAGGTCCTAATACATAATTCCATATTAAAATAAATATTAATACATACATTAAAAGTGGTCTCCAGCTTGATGCGAACCAGCCGGCTTTAGCTTCAGCTTCAATAATTTTAGCAGCTGCAGTTAATTCTTGTGTATGAGATTGCATCAATTGCGTTTGCATTTGAGCTTTTAATTTTTCTTGTAAGTCTTTATCAGGTACTGATTTCTCAATTGTATTAAAAAGAATTTTTGCTAATGGAGCAATTGCACCTAACATTGGTAGCATTTAGAACCACTTCGCTTTTCTTCTTTTATCTGGTAACATTCTCTCTTGACCACCAACTTGATCCATTTGAGTTTCTTGTGGGTTAGTCATTTCAATATCAACTGCTTGTGCATAACCATCACTATTTAAAAATTGTGAATGATCAACTTGAGTTCCATATGGAGATCTTGAAGATGATTTTTTAAATGAACCTGATTTAACAGAACCACCTTCTGCATATCCTTTAGATTTTCCTGCTTCAGATAATGCGATAGCAATTGCTTGTTTAGGATTTTTTACAATTTTTCCAGATTTTCCAGAATGTAATTTTCCTGATTTAAATTCTCTCATAACTTTACCAACTTTAGATTGGCTCTTTGTCATTTTTTTCATAATTATATACCCTTAAATTTAACTTGTTGTGCTCCTTGCTTTGCAAGACTTACACCAGCTCGCAGTTTAGCTAAATTTTCGTTTTGTTCAAGCTTATTTTCATTATTTTGTTGATTCATTAAAGCTCTCATCTTATCTAAGTTTAATCTATCTTCAGCTTCCTTGCGTTTTTGCTCGTTTTCCATAGCTCTTAGGTCAACTTCACGTGATTTAAGCTTCAATAATGGGTCAGAATCAAATTGAGAAGTGATTTGGTTCTCCTCTTTCATGAAATCTGATGTCATTTCAGCTACTAATACAGATTTTCTAGATTCAATCTTCTGCATTACCATTTGTAACTGTTGTGCAATAGCAGGATTTTGAGCTGCTTGTTGTTGTAACATTGGTAATTGTTGTAATTCTTTTGAAAACTCTAATTGAACTTGTTCTTGAGCCATTAGAGAAATATGTTCAAGTATATTCTTTTGAATTGCAGCAACTATAACTGGATTATTTCTAACCATGTTTAATTGCATGAAATTTAAATGAGCTTCAATATGTGCTCTATGATCTTGTCCTGGGAAAGCTTGGAATGGTTGAGCTCCCATTGCACTAATATGTTCTAAACTTGGATCCATTGGAGTTGGTCTAGCTGGAGGAGGTAATATCAAATCAATATTATCTACACCAATTGCTTGATACATATCTTTGTAAGCTTGATATAAATTATGAATCTGTGGATTAGATTGAGCAAGTTGTAATTGAGTTTGTGCTAAACTAATTCTTTGCGTTTGAGAGAATATATTTGGATCTGCAACTGGAACAATGTCAACTCTATCGTCAAAGTCTGCAACTTTAATTTGTTTGTTTCCACCTACTACATCGTATGGATATACGGGTGGTAAATATGTTTTAAATACATTTGCTAATAATTTAAATTCTTGTTTTAATGAAGCATAAATTCTTTTGTGGATAGCAGACATGACTCTTGAACCACGTTCCAATAATGCTAACGTTGTACCTACAGCCGCTTGTTGATTTCCTTCACCCACTTGATTATCTGCGATGCTCGCGAATCGTTGGCCCGCTTGAACTACAAGACCCATTAATTGTAACAATGTTTGATCTGGTCCTTTAAATGGCAATGCCATAAAGTTATCTTTAATATTTCCTCCCGGAGCATCTACATCTCTCCATTCCCCTGGTTGTAATGGTTGTGCATCATCTCTAACTCTAATACCACGCATTTTAAATCCAGCTGGTAAGTTGGCTAAAGTTCCCGCATCTAATAATTGTCTTAATGCAGATGTAGCAGTTCTTGATAAACCACCAATCATATGAATTAAACCAAAACCATAGAATCCTAAACCTGGTAAAAATTTGAAATGTACAAAGTAATTAATTTTATTTTTCTTAGGATCTGTTTCAGAATAGTTACGTCTTATAGATAAAACTTCTCTTGAAGATTCTTCAATAGTTACAACGTATGGAAGTTTAATTCCTGTGGGCTCACCAGTCTGTGGATCTTTATCTTCAAATCCTTCCAGATCTAAATAAACATGACACTCTAATAGAGTGTAAATGTCATCTTGTTTTTCAACTCTAATGCCTTCTAATTTTTGTTTCTTTTCTTTTAATTCATCTGTTTGTATAGCTGGTTCTCCAAGTTCAACATCTCTATAAAAACCACTTACTTGTTGTTTTCTTAAATCATTTGCTGAAATCTTAATTGCATGAATTACTGCTTCTGCATCTTCTAATGAAGTTGCAGAATAAGGAACTACTAAATCTTCAGCTGGAATAAATTTAGATACAGCTCTTCCCAATAATTCATCATAGTA